ATAGCTGAAATATATTAGGATAATCGACAGACCCTAGTTGACACTATGAAAGTATAGGTTCCAGGAGAACTCAAATCGAGGTTTCGACCCGTAAGGATAATCAGCCGCTTAACATTAACAATAACCAACCATAAGGAGAATAGTATGTCTATTCAAATTACTACTTCCTTCGTTGAACAGTATAGCTCGAATATTGCTATGCTTTCTCAACAAATGGGAAGTAAACTTAGAGGTTCTGTTGATGTGGAAACTGTTAGAGGAAAAAATGCCTTCTTCGACCAAGTCGGAGTTACTGCTGCTCAATTAAGAACGAGCAGACATGGCGATACACCTCAAATAGATACGCCTCACAGCAGAAGAAGATTGAGCTTGGCTGACTACGAATGGGCTGACTTAGTTGACGATGTCGACAAAGTTAGAATGCTTGTAGATCCAACTAGCTCATACGCTAAAGCAGCGGCAGCAGCGATGAATAGAGCAATGGATGATGTTATTATAACTTCATTCAACGCATCTGCATCAACTGGTGTAGCTGGTGGTTCATCTACAGCTTTACCTTCAACGCAAAAGACTGCGACTTCAGACCAATCAGACGGTTTGACGATTGCAAAACTTTTAGCAGCGAAGAAAATCTTAGATAACAACGATGTTGACCCTTCATTGAAGAGATACATTGTTTGTGGACCACAACAGATCTCAGATCTATTAGGAACAACTCAGGTTACAAGTTCGGATTACAACGTAGTTCGTGCCTTGGCAACAGGAGCAGTTAGTTCTTACTTAGGTTTTGAGTTCATAATGTCAACAAGATTGAACAAGGATGCAACTTATACTTCTGACAGATTAGTTTTTGCATATACTGAAGATGCTATTAAATTAGGTATCGGAAGTGATATAGCAGCAAAAATATCTGAAAGAGCTGACAAGTCTTATTCTACTCAAGTGTACTACGGTATGTCTTTGGGCGCAGTAAGAATGGAAGAAGATAAAGTTGTTCAAATTCCTTGTCATGAAGCATAATAGGAGGATATAAATATGGGTACTGCAAACTCAGACTTAGTTTCAAATTTTGAAGCTACGCCACCAGTTCTTACGGATAGTAGCCTTTTACACGGAGTAGTTCGTGTAGCTCAAGGAACTATAGTTGTAGCAGCTGGTGATAGTGATGATGACGATATTGTTATGCTTGCACCAATACCAAGTAATGCGGTCGTTCCACAAATTTGGATCGGTTCAGATACTTTTGGTGGTTCATGTACTTTCAATGTTGGAATTTATCAAAGCGATGGAACAGTAGTAGACGAAGATTACTTTGCAAGTGCGGTGGCTGATGCTGCTGCAATAGCAGATGTAAGACACGAAGCTGCTGACATCAATACTGCTGGAAAAGCAATGTGGGAAATGGCTGGAGCGTCATCTGATCCCGGAGGTTACTACTACATAGCGGCTACTATGGCTGCTGCGGGTGGAACTGAAGGTGATATGTCGTTCTGCATTAACTACGTTTGTAACTAGCAAATAGAATTTTAGGCGGGGAAAGCGAGAGTGGAACCCGCGCCTAGGATGCAAAAAAAAATTAATTTTTAGGAGACTAGATGGCTAGTGTAGTTCAAATTTGTAATTCAGCATTAAATCAATTAGGAGCAAGTTCAATTACAGCTCTTACAGACGATAGTAAAAATGCTAGACTATGTAATGAAAGATATACAACAATTAGAGATGCAGTATTTAGAGCGCATCCCTGGAATTGTTTAATTAAAAGAGTTCAATTAGCGCAAGACAGCGATACTCCAGCCTGGGGTTTTGATTATCAATATACTTTACCCGCAGACTGTTTAAGAATTTTAGGAATTAAAGATTATAATTCCGATTATAAAGTTGAAGGCAGAAAATTATTAATTAGTGAAAGTTCTGTTTATTTAATTTATTTAGCACAAATAACAGATGTCAACGAACTAGATGTTTTATTAAGAGAAACTATCTCTGCGCATTTATCGCAAGATATTGCTTATGCTATAACTGCCAATCTACAAGTTTCAAAATTAATGGCAGAAAAATATCAAGCTAAATTATCAGAGGCAAGACACGCAGACGCTAGCGAAGGTTATAATACTAATCCAGAGTTAGCTCCAACAGATCAAATCATAACTGAAGACTTTTTAAATAGTAGATACTAAATATGGGAAAACAACTTTTAAGCATCCCTAGCTTTACCGCTGGGGAGCTTTCCTCTTCTATGGAGGGAAGAACAGACTTTCAAAAATACTTTAACGGTGCAACTACCATTGAAAATTTTGTGGTTATGCCACATGGACCAGTAATGAGAAGACCAGGCACATATTTTGTTTCTGAAATAAAAACATCCGCAAATAAAACAAGATTAATTCCTTTTACATTTTCAACTGAACAAACTTACATTTTAGAATTTGGCAATCAGTATATTCGTTTTTTTAAAGATGACGGTCAAATTGTAGAAGCTAATAAAACTATTACTGGGATTACTGCTGCTAATCCAGCAGTTGTTACATCAAGTTCACATGGTTATTCCAATGGAGATTTTGTAACTATTTCATCTGTTGTTGGAATGACACAAGTTAATGGTAAAACTTTTAAAGTAGCAGATAAAACTACTAATACTTTTGAACTACAAACTGTTGATGGCACAGATATAAATTCTTCTGGTTATACTGCTTATTCATCTGCTGGTGTAGCCAATAGAATTTATCAAATCACAACCAGTTATACGACAGCACAACTTTTTGATTTAAAATTTGCACAGTCTGCTGATGTTATGTATATCTGCCATCCATCTCACGAAGCCTCAAAATTATCCAGAACGGGTCATACATCCTGGACATTATCAGAAGTAGATTTTGCAGAAACTGGACCATTCATGGATACCAACACCACAACAACAACTTTAACTCCAGCCTCATCAGGAACGGGAACAGGGGTAAATATAACAGCTAGTGCAATCGTTGGAATTAATAGTGGAACTGGATTTCAAACTACAGACGTTGGAAGAATATTAAAATTTAATAGTGGTGAAGCAGTAATTACAGCACGAACCAACACAACCGTTGTAGTCTGCACAATCACCAAAGCATTTACTAATACCGATGCGACAGCAGCATTTAATCTAGGTTCTTTTTCAGACACCACGGGTCATCCTTCGGTGGTTACATTTTTTCAACAAAGATTAGTATTTGCCGGAACTTCAGATCAACCACAAACTATGTTTTTCTCAAAGTCTGGAGATTATGAAAATATGACGGCTGGAACTGATGCTGACGATGCTATGATTTATACTATTGCATCCAACCAAGTTAATGCAATTAAAGCTATGAAGGCTACAAGAACTTTAATTGTAATGACAACGGGTGGAGAATATGCCGTCTCTGCTGGAACCGCATCTGCAATCACACCGACAAATATTTCAATCATTAAACAATCCAACTATGGTTCAGCTGGCGTTGATGCTTTATCTATTGGTAACGCAACTATCTTTTTACAAAGAGCAAAAAGAAAAATGAGAGAACTTGCTTATAACTTTGATACCGATGGTTATGTTGCTCCAGATTTAACTATTCTTGCAGAACATATAACCGATAGTGGTATTACCCAAATGGATTATCAACAAGAGCCATATTCGGTTGTTTGGGGTACAAGAACAGATGGAGTATTAACTGGTTTAACTTATAATAGATTAGAGAATGTCGTAGCCTGGCACAGACATATTATAGGTGGTAAGTCTGACACTACAAAAAATATTATTCAACAATCAATTTCTTTTACATCTAATTCTTCAAACGTAAATACCACAAATAATACAATCACAATTTCATCACACGGTTTATCAACTGCTGATCCAATTTATTACTATGCAGCGAGCAACGCTATTGGTGGATTAAATAATTCAACATTATATTATGCCATCGCATCTGATAGTAATACCATTAAACTAGCCACAACAGCATCAAATGCTACTGCTGGCACAGCTGTATCTTTCACTTCAGCTCCCAGCTCAGACACCACACAATACATTTATCAAGGTGTTAATATTTCATCTAATTTTATTTATTCTGCCTCTCATGGTTTTGTTACTGGCGATATTTTTTATTACGATAATACAGGAACATCTATTGGTGGTTTATCTGAAAATACAAAATATTATATTGAAAAAATTGATAACAACCAATTTAAACTTTATTCAGATAAAACTTTAGGTACTGTTGTTAGTTTAACTTCAGCTCATACAAGCGAGCAAACTGATAATATTTTAACCCATGCCAAAGTAGAAAGTGTTGCGGTAATTGATGGTGATGCAGACGAGGATCAAGTTTGGGTTATAGTTCAAAGATGGATTAATGGAGCTGTAAGAAGATATGTAGAATATTTTACTCCATTTGATTTTAATAGAGATGTTACTGCATTCCATTATTTAGATAGTGGATTAAGTTATGTTGGCGATGAAACATCCTCTCTTACTGGATTAGATCATTTAGAAGGAGAAGCTGTAGATGTTATTGGTGAAGGCGCTACACAAACCTCAAAGACGGTTTCTGCGGGAGCTATCAGTATTGATACCGCAACCGAGCAAGCTAAAGTTGGTTTATTATATACGTCTGATTTACAGACAATGAGATTAGATGAAGGTTATACAGAAACAACTCAAACTAAAACAAAAAGAATTTATGATTTATCAGTTAGGTTTCAAGATACAGTAGGAGCTAGTGTTGGACCCAACGCAGCAAACTTAACAGCAATAGATTTTAGAGCTAGTGGATCTCCAATGGATTTGCCTATTCCCTTATTTACTGGAGATAAACAAATTGAATTTGATACAGGCTATGGCACAGAAGGCTTAGTTTATATTCAACAACCACAAGCTCTACCAATGACTATCCTGGGTATTTATCCAAGACTGGAGACAGAGAGTGTCTAATATTAAATTTGTACCTTTTGAAAACGAACACGCACATTATATTTTAGATCAAGGTTTAAATAGTGAATTACTAGAGTTAAGACCGGAACATAGAAAATATGCTTATTATCTAAAAGAAGTTGGAATGTCGTTTACAGGGTTATTGAATAACAAACCTATAGCGGCTGGAGGGATCTTTCCCCTCTGGGATGGCTGTGCCGAGGGGTGGGTCTTGGCTACAAAAGAAATAAATAACTATCCAATAACATTTGCAAAGGTTATTAAGCAAAGAACTGACATGATGTTAAAAAATAATTTTATTAGAAGATTACAAACATCAGTTAAAGCCGATTGTAAAATTGCATTAAAATTTGTAAAATTTTTAGGATTAAAAGAAGAAGGTTTAATGAAAGGTTATGGACCAGACGGTTCAGACTTTTATAGATTTGCGAGGATTATAAAATGAGTTTTTTTGGAGATATATTTGCTGGTAAGGCTGAACAAAAGGCAGCTGAATATAATGCAAAGATTATAGAAAGTAATAAAAAGATTAAGGAGGAAGAGGCAAAACAGATAATGTCTGTTCACAACAACTTTAATCTTCCAAAATTTGATAAGACAGTTGAACAAATACAAGGCGAAACTAGAGTTGCGTATCTTGCTAGTGGAGCTGCCTTAGAAGGTACACCTCTTGAGGCTCTTTACGATCAAGCATTAGAATTAGAAACTGATAGAGATATTATGACTTACAATGCAGAAAACGCAATAGCAACAAAAGAGAACGAGGCAATTATGATGCAAGCAGACGCAGATCTTCAAAGATGGAGAGGTAAAGTTGCAAAGAAAGCATCTTATTATGCTGCTGGATCAAGTTTATTATCAACAGCTGGAATGTTTTATACGGGGTAAACAATGGCAATAAAATTATACAAATCACAATTAGAACCAACAGCTAAATCTTCAAATGTAGAAAATAGAGCTTTCGCTAGTATGAGTGAGGCTGGTTCTATCGGTAGAGCTTTTAAAGGCATGGTTCAATCTGGAGAAAAACTTTACTATAAACATTTAGATATAAAATCAGATAATGAAGTTTTAGAAAAATCTAAAGAAGTTATGAATGGTTCAGATACTTTTGATGGATTAAGTTCTATAACTTTAAAAGCATCACAAATGAACGATCCAGATGCAGCTCTTAAATATTATAACGATGCTTGGCAAAAAATATTTGATAGTTCAAGTAGCAATTTATCTCCAATGGCTCAAAAGAAATTTAAACATTGGATGACAAAACAAAATATTAAAGATGCTCATTCTATAAAAGTTCAAGCTACAACTAATATGATTAATTCTTTAAGAACTAATAAATTAGATCAAATTGAAACTTTAAAAAAATCTATTATTTTTGGATCATCTTTAGAAAGCGAAACAGCTAAAGGCGAATTAGCAGCTATATTTTCAGATAAAAAAACTACAGAAATATTTGGTAATAAATTAGATGGAGTTATTAAATCTACCAATAGAGATATAGCTTTCTATGGGTATAAAAATACTCCTTTATCTGAAAAGGATAAAGTATTAGCAGCTGCTTTAAAAGATGACAGAATAAATGATGAAGATTATTTAAAACTTAAAACTCATTTTGAGGCAAAAAAAACATCTATAAATCATAAAAATAGAAACGATGTTAATAATATGGAAAGCAATATAAAGAGTGGTTTATCTATTAATACGGATGAATTTGAAACAGCTGTTGCTATCGCATTAGAAACACAAGATGAAAAAACTTTATTAAAATTAGAACAAATAAGAATAGATGCTCCTATTTATGCTCAACTTTCAACCATGTCTGTAGCTGAAATACGAAATAGAGTTAATATTTTAACTGAATATAAAAATACAAAAAGGGATGGTATGGAGTTAAGATATGCAAATAATTTAAACATATCAAAAAAATATCTTGCAGCTTTAACAACATCTTTAAATAAAGATCAATTAATAACGGGTAATGATAGAGGTATTGTTAATATTAATGAAATAGGTTTTGAAAAATTATTAACTACTGGAGATGTTTCAGAATTTACATCAAATATAAAAGACAGAATTGCACAAGCTAAAACAGTTGCAGCTTTTTATAAAAGACCCGTAGTATTTTTTACTGCAAATGAAAAAACAGCTATCCAGGGTGCGTTTGAAAGTGCAACAACTTCAGATCAAATTATTAATTTATCAACAGCTCTGGTTCAAGGTTTTGGACAAGACAGCGATTTAGCTTTTAAAGAACTTTCTAAAGATAATACTTTCTTAGCTCACGTTGGCGGATTAGTTATGTCAAATAATGGTGTACCAGGAAACAATGTTAGATTAGGTATTCAAGGCTACATGATGTTTAAAGATAATCCAGATATTGCTAAAGCATACAAAGTTAATACTACAGACATAAAATATTTAACAAAAAGAGAAGAATATAACGAGGCATTTATAGAAAACATCAATACTTTTAATAGTACTACTGAAATGGCAAATTATATTTATGCAGCTCAATTAAAAAATTCTGGAAAAACTATAAATGACTTTGAAGAAGATGATTGGGAAAAAGCATTTAAGATGGCAGCTGGAGGAACCTTTATAACAGAAGGAAAAAATCATTGGATGGGTGGTTTTGATGAATGGAATGGTAATAAAGTTCATATTCCTAATTGGATAAAAGAAGGAACATTTGATGATGTGGTTGAATTATTAAAAGAACATCCAGAATTAGTTGATATGGCATCAAGTAACGATCAAGCTCCAGTTGATATATATGAAAAAACTATAAATAATATATTTGAAAATCAAGATCCTTATTTTGTAAGTGTAGGAGATGGTTTGTATAAAATTGCTATGGGAGAAAATCCTAAACAATATGGAGTAGAAGAAGAATATGCCATGAATACTGACCGTGGAATTTTTGTTATCGACTTAAATAAAATTAAAGAAGATATAATAACAAGTTTAAAATAATGACTATTTTCTTTGACACAGATACAGCTCTAACCGTACAAAACAATACGAGCTTTTCCAAAGGTATGAGAACTGATTTTATGGATAACTTTAGTTCTGCTAAAAATGCTTTTATTAGATCAGAATTATTCTCTTCTGAAAGAAGTAATCTTGCCGAAGAATATATTAATGTAGTTGATATATTAACAAGAGCGGGTCATAGTGGCTTTGTATCTCCATTAGATCAAGATTTAAAATTAGAACCTTTAGGTTCTGGAGCATCATCTATTTTTGGTGTTCATCGTTTCGATTTAACTAAAAAAAAATCTAGGCAAGAGTTAGAGGCTGAATTTTGGAATAAAGTAACCGAGTTACAAACAACAGATGAAAATTTAAAAGCTGCATTAGTTGAGGCTGGGTTAGATACTCCAGAAAATATGCAAAAAATTATTGCAGAAAAAACCCATAAAGCCTGGGAAGAATATCAAAAAATAAACGAAAGAGCATCAACTAAAGGGAAAATAGGTGGATTTACTGGTATAGCTGGCGGAGCTTTCACAGATCCTATTATGCTTGCAACTATTCCAATATCTTTTGGTTATTCAGTTCCAGCAACATTTAGTAAGGCAGCTTGGAAAGTTGCTAAATATGAAATGATTATAGGAGCTGTAGCTGAAACTATGATCCAGTTAAAAGCTCAACCTTATAGAAAAGAATTAGGATTTGAAGATGCTGGTTTAGAAACTGGTTTAAAAAATATTGCAATGGTTACAGCGGCAGCTGGTGCATTATCTCCAGTTCTTTTAGGATTATTTAAAGCATTTGGTAAAGGTGTTGATGTTGGTAAAAAATATCTTTTTAAATTATCAGATGAAGAAATAAATCAAGTATCAAAAGAGTTAGGAAATATTAATCCAAAGTTTAAAGATAAAACTTTAGATAACTATAAAATTCCAGAAAAAGATAATCCTTTTCCAGATAATGCTGCTGGTAGAACAGAGCATAGAGAAAGATTAGATGCTACGGTTAAATCAGTTAATGAGAATACACCATTAGATTTACCACCAGCTAAAAATCATATTGTACCAGATAACCTTGAACCACCAGTTAATCTTAAACCTGGAGAATTTGCTGATATTTTTGATGCAAATGGTAATATTGTAAGAACCCAAGTCGTTAAAGTAAGTACAACTGGAAACTCTATAAAAGTAAAATTAGGAGATGGAACTGAAAAAATTATTGCTTTAGATCCTAAATCTGGAGCTTTTCAAAATATTAGAAATCCAAATTATGTTATTAGATCATCTGGTTTAAATGCACAGGGAAAATCTGTATCTCAATTATCTAAACAAGAAGTTAATACTATTAGAAAAAAATTAATAGAAAGAAAAGAAAATTTAGAAAAAGAAGGAAGAATTAACGAGGGATCTTATCACGATACTGTTCAAGACTTAAATTCTATTGATTTTAATATTAATAAAATAACAACAAATACTAATTCTCCAAGAATTGAAAAAGCTACATTTAATAAAAACGAAAGCAAATTAGCAGAAGATATTGAAGGAGTTAAAGAATTTAATGTACCGAATGAGGCAGCTTATAGAAATCAAGCCTCAGTTTCA